AGCAAAGGTGACGGAGGCACGGGCGGCGAGTCTGGCGGCTTTTTCTTCCGCCTGCCGTGCCTCTTCCGCCATTCCCCGCATTTCCGCCAATGATTGAGGCCGCAAGCCCGAACGTATGTTACTTTTGAGCATGGAAAGGAGTTCGGCAGCTTTGGATGCAGTCATCCCCTCAGACGCCCACCCCGCCCCTTCTTCCTTTGTTTTTCCCTCCAGCCTGTACCGGATGAAGAAATAGCGATCCGCTCGGATACCATGTTTCCGCGTCTTGTGCTCCCGGTATCGGACTCCGGGGAAGGTTGTCTTGATCATGCCCGCCATATTCCAGCCCCACGCCAGCCCCAACATAGCCCCACATTTTCAGAGCATGGAGAAGTAAAGGAAAAGGGTTTTTAGTGAAGGTTTCCCGCATCGGGGTAGCCCCACACAGCCCCACGCCCGCCGGAAGGGACGCGACAGAACATTCCCACGGCAAAGGATGCGAACACTATTCGTACCCTGTAGGCAGAACCGCCGCGCCTATACTGTTCCACGTACCCCCGTTCAAAGTCCCTACGGGCATCCTGAGAGGCGTTTTGCCCTCTACATAGGCAGAGAGTCGTCTTCCCCCAAAAAACGGGCCTCAGATTGGCTATATAGAGATTCCCTATCGGGGAGGGGAGGCCACAAAAAGAGGCGGCCCGTTCCCGAACCGCCCCGCCATTTCGTGAGTCCTTACCCCTGCCGTGCTTCCCCTGTGCTTCGTTGCCGTTCGAGTTGGGCCTGTACAGCCGCAAGCATGGCAAGATCGGCTTCAAAGTCTGCCCCCCTGCCTTCCTCGCTTCCTTCCCTCACGGTGGCCTTTCCGTCGCGTTCCCCGGTGCGGCGTCGAGCGTTCGGAGTATTCCGAACGTGAGCCCCCGTCTGGAGGGTGCCCGGCAAGGGAAGAGGTTCCCTTTTCATATTAACCGGGATCTCTCTTATTTCTTCTTTTATAGAATATATAGTTACGGTACTGAGCGGCGCGCTCTCGGTACTCAGTGGCGCGGACGTGGTACTGTATGGCGCGGACTCGGTACCCAACGGCGCGTTTCTTTCCTCACTCGGTACTGTATGGCGCGCTTCCGCCGTTTTTTCAGGTGACGCGGTACTCAATGGCGCGGTACGCGGTACGCTGTGGCGCGCTTGCCCCTCTTCAAAGGGGAAAACCCATCCCTCCAGCCCTATCGTGAGCAGGTGGGCAGCCTCCAGCCTGCCGCGAATCTTGCGGGCGGCTCCCGGATGGAGTCCCGCCAGTTCCGCGAACTCCCTTGGGTGAACCTCTCCTATCGGCAGGAAAGAATCATCTCCCCCGTCACTGGCGACACAATGCGCCCGCAGGACGAGGTAGAGCCTTTTCGTAGCCCCGGACATCTTCCCCCACACCCCGGAGAGGACAAGCGCGTATGGCAACGCAAGGAACAGCGACGCCGCAGCGGGGTAGCCCTTCCGATAGTGCAGGTACTCCATCCGGTAGACCGTGTGCCATGCCCGAAACGTCTTGCGCTTGGTGAGGCTGATCCAGCCCTGTTCGACAAGGAACCGGAGCCCCGCCCCGAGCGTCGTCTTGCTCACCCCGGCAAGGGAAGCAATCCGCGTCTGAGAGGGCCATGCCTCAAGCAAGGGGCTTTCATGTACCGCCAGCACGGGGAGAATGGAAACGGCGGCGTCAGGCCACGCCCGCAAGCCGCCGCTCCGTATCTGTTCGCGCCACGGTATCAAGGCAAACTGATTGCCTGTGCTCATGGCGTGCCCTCCTATTCTGCCGGGCGTTCCTGTATATCCTCCTGCCGGGCGATGAAGTCGGCAAGCAAGCGGCTTGTCTGCCTCGACATCAACAAGGCTGTCTTCATTCGAGAAAGCCCTTCATCAAGCCAAGTCCGGGAGTCATATGCCGGGCCGTGCAATGCACCCAACAGGTGATCACGGGAGATGTTGCGGCGCGGGCTTACGGCATCCAGCAACGCGGGATACAGCCCCCCGGTCAGGCGGCGGTATTTGTCCTCAAGCTCACTCGCCCGTTGCCGGGTTTCCCCGGTGAACGCGCACCATTCGGAATAGAGTTCAGACAGCCCCGCTTGTTGGGCCTCAAGTGCAGCCAAGAGTTCCGATTTACGGGAGGCGGCACGTCGGGAATCATCATTGCCGAGAATGGGCAGGGGAATAGCGTTCTGGCTCATCGCGCACCCCCAATCTGCCGGGCGGATTCCATCGCACGGGCAAACGCATTCATGGACTCAGCCAAGTCTTGCGCCGATTCCTTGAGGCTTTCCGGCGTCGATTTCACCTTTTCAAGCACGTCATCAACCAGCCAGCGCACAAGCTCCCATGCCCGGCCCCGTCTGTTTCCGGTCGTGTGCGTCGCCATTTTCACCACGGCAGGGAAAGAAATGTACGTCAGCATGTGGGAGTTGTGGATTCCACGCTCCGGCATGATGCGTATCCATGCGGCGGGGAGCTGGTAGACACCCTTTTTCAGGCTCGAAGACGAGTAGACCAGCCCGAACGCGGTATAAACGTCCTTCACCACAAACCACGGCTCCCCAGCAATGGATTTTGCCCTGACAGGGACGCCTTGAAAAACGTAGGGCGAGAATGGAGCGGCGGAAAGGGCCGGAATCGGATTTCGCTCCCCGAATCTGTCCAGTACGTCGAGAACCCACTTGCGGAAAACCTTGGCTACGGGCGTCTGTGCGAACATGGCGAGGAGGTGGCACCCGCGAAGGGAGAAGATGCGGACTCGGACGGTCAAATTGACCGTGTCGAGGATTTCAATAACTTGCGTCATATCATCCGTGAACTCGTCAGCGTTGCGTTCGTAGATGCGCCGAACAGAATTTTCGTCCTTGTAGCCAAGCGCACGGGCAAGCTCCGAAGAGCGGAACCATAACTGACCGCCAAGGGAAAGCGGCATCAGTACAACACCGTTGAAGGTGAGAGATTGGGAGGCCAACGGCAAAGGCAACTGAGGCTCGCGGCGGATGTTCGGGGTCTGGTTCATGCCGTCACCCCCACAAACGCCATGAAGAACACGGCGGCAAGGGCGAGGACGGAAGCAAAACGCTCGGCAAGGGAGTTAAGGCGATACCGGAGCCGCAGGAAGCGGGAAGAGAGGAGAAATCTAAGCATGATGCACCTGCACTGTTTTGGGATTGGGGTACAAAAAAAGGCGGAAACAACGCTCCCCGGCCAGTGCAAGGCCGCCGGGGTCTCACGAACACCCGGACGTTGTTCCGCCAATATGTAACCGCAATCCCAAAGGCCCATGAAGGCCAGCGGGCGCAATGGTGGCAGGAAACAAGAAAAACCGCTCTTCTCGTCGTGTGGGGCACGGCAAAGGCGACGGCTACGCCTTGCACTGTTTCGAGGAAGTCCAGAATTGCCCAACCACGGGGAAAAAGTCAAGGGGAGGGTTGCGGCGGTGTTCATTCGGCACCCCCGGCAAGGAAGAGTTCGGGGACGAGGGAAAAGGCCAGCAGAAGGCCAAACAGAGCCACCACAGCGGCCTTGTGGCTGGAGCGGGACACGGCCCGGCAGAGAGTGAGGAAGAAAAGAACACGCCGCACCGTCTGGCGGGCGTGGAGACGGTTGACGCAGGACGCGCCATAAGACAGACTGATTGCAGCCATGATTCACACCTACTCTGTGTTTCAGGGTTAGGCCCCCGACTGGCGCTCGCTACACCTTCCGGGGGCTGTTTTGTTGGTTAATCGTCCAATTCTGCTTGTGGAGTTCCCTGCCGTAACCATTCTTTGACAGCTTCGGGTTCCACACGCCAACCCACCCCAACCTTTCGGGCAGGTATTGAACCGTCCTTTATCAAACGGCGTACAGTTTTCACGTCAACCCGTAACGCTTCCGCTGTTTCCTCAACCGTCATGCCGATAATAGGCCAGTCCGCGCTATCGACCATGTAATCACCTCCTCTTGACATTCGTTAGAAAACAAATAGTGTACAATTTAAGGATTGTCAATGGATAAAATTAGACCAAATATTGGATAATCAAAGTTTACGTAACACCCCTTAAGGGACAAAAACGGCACTTTTCGGCTTTTCCCGGATACCGTTGATATTCAAGGCTTCACGGGCATAATCCAAATTGTCCTATCGAAAAAAGAATTATGGGCACCCCTATTTTTACGTTATCGAAAGCACTTTTCCCGGCAGGGGCAAAAAATGGCTTACGAAATCGAAAGGGGGCAGATGCGTCCAATCTTGGATTGTCCTCACCCCTTGACCTATGCCGGGTGGAATGGCTATCTTCCCAAACAAGAGGGACGGCAAGCGCAGCAACGCCCACCGTCCCGATGTGGGGCACGTCCCCCGATGTTTGAGACATCAGTTTTTGCGCCCCGGTTAGGATGCACCTCCTACCGGGGCAACTGCTTTAGAGGTTCAGCAAATGAACCACCACAGCCGCTATGACGTCAGCCAGCGCAAGCGCTGCGACGTCCCGCAGGAAGTGCCGCATGGGGATAACCTCCTTTACGGGAGGCGTACCCCACGCCGCACACACTACACAGCCCGCCCCCTCATGACAAGGCGTACCTTTTCACCGTCTCCCCCGCCACCATCGCCACGCTACCGTAGCCGCCATCACACCCACAAGAGCAACCGCAGCCGTGCCCCATTCCCGTTGAGGCCATTCGGCGGGGTTCCATCCGCTTCGCCAGCCCGTAGCCAAATAGATGCCTACGGCATAGGCCGCCGCCGTTCGTGTGAACTTCATCATGGGAAGCCCTCCTTTCATGCAGGGTATCCGCCGCAGCATGCCACGGCAAGAGGAGGGGGTGCATCGGATACACCCCCTTTATACCCGGCACTAGGAAAACAACCCCATGAGCGCCTATATCCGCCGTCTGAGCGTTGTTTCGTGTCGGAATGGGGTTTTCATCTTGCCGGGAAAACGGGCCTTAGATTGGCAATATTCGATGGGCGCAAATTTGCGCACTCCTCTTTTTGTGGTTGCACCCTGCAACCAACCTGCAACAAACTCAATTCTGAAGGCACGGAGCACCCGCCGCCCCCGTTCCCCCCAGCGTAAAATGTAGCCCCAACCGTGCTTGCTATTTCAGCATGTTAGGTAGATACTTACTCACATGAGATATAAGCCGATCCCCCACATGCCCGGCGGTGAATACGTCCTTTTTCAAGACTACCAGACCATGCCGGAGCAGTTGATCCTTGCCCGCATCCTGAACCGATGCGCCCACGTCTTTGATGAATTGAACGACATCCGCCGCCGCGCCGTTGCCGAGCATTGGGCCCCATTCCTGATAGGGTTCGCGGAGTGCTGCATATCCCGCAATGTCGTCTGTTCCCTCGACCTTGCCGGGCTGACGGGACGCCGCCACCAAAACGTTGTGAGGGCCATTGAGAGACGCGCGGAACGGAAACGCGGACGTTCTGCCATCTACCCCACAAAAAGCCGCTACGTGGCCCCTACGGGCTTGCGTTCCGGTATGTACATCATGAACCCCGCCGATGCGTTCGTTGTGCTCGACTTCATGAAGGGAGACGTCGCAAAGTACGCCTATGCCGAATTGCAGGACGCGCTTGTGAGCTGCGGCGTGCTCTGGTTCAAGCCCGACCCGTGGACGCCCGGCAAGCAATGGCCCCAATACAATTTCAAGGCGTTCCGGTGGCCGGGGTGGGCAACGGACTATATCGCCAGCCTTCCGGCCTATGAACCGTTTTAGAGGTGCCCGGCAATGGTGGAAAGAGGGCGGGAAATGGCCCGGTCTGGGAAAAGTGAACCCCGGATCGAGATCGGGCAGTAATTCATAGTAAATCGCTTGCAAATTGTAATATCAATAAGTTATGAGGATGCCCTCTAGAGTCTCGCTATCCGCCTGCCTTGTGGGTAGTTTTCCACTATTGCCGGGAGAAGATGCCGAATGATTGAAGAGTTTGACCCTTTCGCCGGGGAGTTCAGATTGCCGATGCCCGCCCCCATGCCTACACATGGTAAAGCCTACATTTTGATCCGCCGTCTTTTGAACGCAGGAATGCCCGCTACGGTCGTTTCTAGGGCCTCTTCATGTACTGTTAGATATGTGCGCCGCATCAAGGCCCAAATGAGGGTAGAACGCGCCGACACGCGCGCATGAAGAAAGGCCGCCACCCGGCAAAGGGCGAACGGCCTCTTTTTTAAACTTTCGGCAGGTTAATATCCGAATGCGCTATCTGACTGGAAAGTTTGGGAACGCCATACTTTATCCAGATCATTCGCCACACCTTGCCCGTCCGTCGCCTGCGTGACGATTTCAATATCATTGTTGAATACCGTTTGCCGACTTGAGTTGTTGACGTTGCTCACGCTTCCCGGGCGCGCATCACCCGCGCGCACCTGCGGCGGCAGAATAGACGGGCGCGTATCAGCAACCCGCATCGAATCGGCAACGCCGCCGAGCTTGGCCTCTGTCTTTTCTTCTTCCGGGCGCGAAGATTCATCACCGCCGAGCCATTTTTTGATCCAATCTGGAAGCAGGTTGTAGAGTTTTTTTGCTACCCAATCCAACATCGATCTAAGTACATCATAAAGCTTGGTGACACCTTTCCAGATTCCTTCGACTGCCTTGACGACACCCTGTCCAGTCAACGAAAAGATAAGGATGAAGAATTTCGCAACGGCTTTCAGCGCGGCGCCGACGCTTTCAAGAATGCTTTTGATCCCTTCCCATAGAGCCTTGAACCGAGCCCCGATTTCGTCGCCAGTACCGAACATCTTCCAAAAGTCTCCAAAAGCGGACTCACCGCCTTGGATGTAAGTAATGAGATCGTCGATAACCAGCGCGAGGGCTCCCGCGATAAGAAGGAAAGGAGCTAGAGGAGCCATCGCCGCCCATGCAGCCTCAGCCATTTTCATCAGTGCACCGCGCATAACGACACCAATAATTGTAGCAAAGGTTGTAAACGCAATGATAACGAACTGTTTATTTTCTTCAATGAGTTCAAATAATTTTGCTAAAACCTTTGCAACGATTGAAATTGCGGGAGAAACGATACCAGCAAACGCGGCGGCGGCCTTTTGCCACCCCACAGACATCTCTTGCAGGGCTTTCCGCTGTTTTGCGGCGTTCTCAATGTCCTTTTGATCGATCCACGCCTTTTCTTTTCCTGTCTTGATCAACTCCTTGAGGCGTTTTTCCCCGAGCATGATCATCTTGATCGTATCGGGCTGAAACCCGTATTGGCGCAGGAGGGCATTTCCCTTATCTGCCGAGAGATTTTCAACGGTCTTTGAAAGCCGCAACAGCATATCCGAAGACGTAATTGCGCCATCTTTGACACCCTGCAATGACAGGCCCATATCTTCTATAGCGTCCTTAAAGGGGCCGCTGTCATGCAAAACCGCATCTTGCATCTTGTCGCCAACGTCACCTATGAGATCGACGAGTTCCTTGCTTTCAAGCCCGACTTCGCGGGCAGCGGATTGCCACCCTTGGAATGTTTTTATGTCCATGCCTAGGGCCTTACTGCCCTCCTCAACGTCTTTGACGGCATCGGCATATCCTGAGAGCTGATCCTTCAAAAATGCGATACCCCCGATAATACCCACGACTTTCGCAAGGGTTCCCCGCATACGCTCGAACCCGTCACTTCCCCGAGCCGCAGCACGTTCGAGTTCTTTTCCAGCATCCCGAGCAGACGACCTAATGTCATCAAGACCACGTCCGCCTCTTTTGCCCGCGTCCTCAAGCTCTCCCCCTGCATCACGGGCAGACGACCCGAGATTGCCGATATCGGCAGCCCCTCTTTCCGCCGCGCTCAATATGTCACGGCCCGCATCCCGCGCGGACGCGCTGATCTCAGAGATAGCAGCGGCACTTTTATCGGATGCATCGGATATGCCTGTGCCTGCACTATGTGCTACGGCCTGCACAGTATCAAACTCTCTTTGGGCATCCTGTAACTGTGCTTTGAAACGATTCACATTCAATATCAAACTGACAACAAGTTCTCCTGCGTTCATTCTGAAATCCTTCTTTATGGTTTATATGCTGCATATAAAGCGTCACCCCGACGCCGTTTCCTTGAACGCCTCCCGTGTCAGCCGGAGTAGCTCATCGGCGGAAAGATGCGAGAGATCTACCGGACGCGGGGACATGGAACCATCTGAGCTGGTGTGATCCATGCCGGAAATTGGTTTCTCGCCTATCGAATCCCGAATTTCCGCAAAGGCGCGCACGTCTCCCTCCTTGGCCTTTTCAAAAATGGCAAGCGCCATTTCTTCGACTCCCTCAAGTCCGTTATTCGGGTTCCGGCATGACAACAGGGCTTCAAGGGCCTGTCGGATGGTCTTCTTGCGGCGGCGGGATTCCCCGGATGCGATGCCACCTTTCCGGCCCGCTTCCGCTCCTGTTTCGCTTGTGAAGGGCTTCAATCCTTTTTTTGTGCTCATGCGTCGTGTCCTTATCTTTTCGTGCCTGAAAAGGCCGTTGTGCGCTTCACGCAGGATTGAACCCTGTTTGCCGTGAAGCCATTTCAAACGGCTACGCCGCATCCCCATGCGCCTTGATCAACGCCTTAAGCCTGCCCTCTTGTTCCGCAAGGAACTTTTGGAGGAGGGAATAGGCCATGTACTCGCCTCCAGCCCGCCCCCCGCACCAATGGACATGCAGCCCGTACCGGACGGAATAGGCCGCAAGCGTCTGCAAAAGGCTCTGAGGCGTCATTTGAGAGCGGTAGACGTGGTTTCGTACATCTTCCAAGCTGGCCTCAATAATCAGCCCGAAATAATCCAGTCCCCGCCCACGTTCACATTCGCGCTGGAAGCGTTCCCGGCCCTTGGTGAGGGTTCCCGTCAGATCGTCCAATGATTTGCGCTCAAGGCCGATATGGTCATGCAGCCCGGCAAGGGAGTAATCACACGTTTGCAGCGCGGCCCGTTCCACCGTCACCCCTTGGTAGCGGTCAAAGGTGTAGGGGGCCTGTTCACGGGTATCGCAAAGAATCTTCATGCGGCACACCTCCTGCCCGTCTTCAACGCCCGAATCACACGTTCCCGGCGCGGTTCGCCGCCCGGCCCCTTATGGGCAAGCCACCGTTCCAGCCCGGCCCGGTTTTCGGCGTCAAGCGCGTCCATGCCGTCAATGACGAGTACCCCGTCCTGAAGGTGCGGTACCAACCTCCAACCCAACAGGGCATCAATGTTGGTATCGATAGCCGCCAGACGATGGAGGGAGTCCACACTATGGACGCCCTTTGGAGTGGGATCAGGATGCGGCGCGGCCTTTGGTTCGTCTTCGGTTCGATTCGCGGCGCAGGGGGCATTCTGGGGCGTTTCCGGGGCACACGGCAAAGGAAGGGCTTCACCTTGCCGGGCATATTTTCCAGCTTCGGCTATCCCGGCCTCAACCCACAGACGGATCGGGACTCCGGCCTTGAGCATGTCGCCGGGGTCTTTGCCCACGGCGCAAGGCCATGCCTTCACACCGGGGAAGTGCTCCCGCCACCATGCCCACGCCTTCGTGCCCGCCTCGTCAAAGTCCAGTGACCACAGAATCAGGGGAGCAGCCCGCAGAAACGCCGTAGTGCCCGCGTCAGGGCGTTTGCTGGCTCCGGTGAGAGCCACCGCCGCCGCCACGTCCCGCGCCTCCTGCCAGACCAGCACGGCGTCCAAAAGGCTTTCCACCAGCACCACCGGAAGGCCCGGCTTGCCGATGACGTAACAGCCATTCCCGGAACCTTTGACCTGCCAATACTTGGGGAGGTCATCTTTCGGTTTCCAGTCGGCCCGGCGAATAAGCAATGCCGTCACTCCGGCCTTGCGGCGGATCTGAAGCACCAGCCCACGGGGAAGCCACACCTTGCGGAAGCGGCCCGTCTCGGGGTTCACCTCTTCATCAAGCCCCCAATCGGCGCGGCGGCCGTACCTGTCCGCAGGGTTCCAACCGATGCCCAGAGTGTGGGCTGTCTCGACCGTCAGGCCGCGCGCGTACAGGCTTTTCAGCCCGTCCCCGGATTCGACGCCAGCGGCGCACTCGCGCACGAACGCGGCGGCCCGTTCCATCCACCCGGCAGAGGGGAGGCGTTCGGGGTCGGGTGCCCATTCCTTCCTTGCCGCGCTGTTCGCTATGACATGCCTGTTGTGGCGGTTTGGTTCGATTCTCGGGGCTTCGCAGGCTTCCCGGTAGCTCATGCCCCGGAATGTCCGCAAAAACTCCACAGCGTCCCCCTGAACGCCACAGCCACGGCACAGAAACCGCCCACCTGTAGCCCCGCTAGGATGTTCAGGCCACACGAGGAAGCGATCCC